CGGTGGTCGCCGTATCATAGACGCGCATGCTCGAAGAGATGGGCTGGCTTCGGCAAGAGAGCGTCAAAACCATCGCGCGGTTGTCGGGCAAGGCTGAGGCCGAGATCGAGCGCATCCTTCAAAAAGCGGGACGAGAAACCATAGACCGCGACGAACGCATGTATAGGCAAGCGTACGCGGCGGGGGCACTGGGCGACATCCCGGTTCCGGCGGACATGTCGCCGCGCATCCAGCGGGTGATCCAGGCAGCAGCGGCCAACGCGAAAACGGCACTGAACCTCGTGAACACTACGGCGGCGGAAAGCGCAATGCGAGTGTACATCGACACGGTTAATCGTGTATATCTCGAAACCGTGACCGGCGTATCAACCTACACAGACGCAACGCGTAGAGCCGTGCGCGAGCTCGCGGATAAGGGTATCACGGGCGCGACGTACACCAGCGCAGCGGGGCGCGTGACAAGAGCTCATCTTGACGTCGCGGTACGGCGTGCAGTGGTAACGAGCGTTGCGCAGGTCGCGGGCGGGTTGCAGCTGGAGCGGGCCCGCGACTGGGGCGTGAACCTGGTCGAGGTATCCGCTCACATAGGCGCGCGGCCGGAACACGAGATATGGCAAGGCAGGATATACAGCATCGACGGCGGTACGCGAAAATACCCGAACTTGGTAGACGCGACCGGATATGGCGAAGTAACAGGACTGATGGGCGCGAACTGCCGCCACATGTTCTACCCGTATTTCGAGGGATACAGCACTCCCGCGACACGGGATTGGGATACCAAAGAAAACGCCAAGGTGTACGAAGCAACACAACGCCAGCGCGTGCTCGAACGCGACATCCGCAAGTACAAGCGTCGGACGATCGCTGCAGACGCAGCAGGCGACTTTGATGCGGCAATGGCGGCGCGTACAGCGGTAAACCGTCGCGGGTTGGAGTTATCGGCGCACATCAAAAAGCATCCTCGGCTGGTGAGCCAGTCGGAACGCGAGTACGTGGACGGCTACAAGTCCACAGGTTGATCGACGCACGAGCGTCTTTTGATACAAATTCGCTGGGGCGCGGGCGTAATCGGCGCGGCGGCACGGGGGGCGCGACCCCGTAAAAAAGCGTAGCCGCAAAGGAGAAGGTATGGACAGAAAGTATCTGGACGGGCTGGGCTTGGACAAGGAGATAGTCGAGAAAATCATGGCGGAACACGGCAAGAGCATGACCGCTGAGAAATCCAAGACCGACGCAGTGAAACAGCAGCTGGCGGACGTACAAACGCAGCTTAAGGCGTTTGAGGGCGTGGACGTTGAAAAACTACGCGATGAGGTCGAGAAGCTGACGAAAGACATCACGGATAAGGATGCCGAGTTCCAGAAAAAACTCGCGGATATCGAGTTCTCGCGTGTGCTGGAAACGGCAGTCGCAGCGGCGCGCCCGCGTAACGCGAAAGCTGTAATGGCGTTGCTGGACACGGACAAACTCCGGGAGAGTAAGAACCAGCAGGCGGACATCGCAGCGGCGGTCGAGGCGGTCAAGAAAGAAAGCGATTATCTGTTTGAAAGCACGGCCCGCATAACGGGGCCTACGCCGGGGCCGAAAGACTCGGACAAAGGCAGCACAGCGGAGGCGAACGCCGCGCTCCGCAGTATAACAGGAAAAGGAGACTAAAACGATATGATTACACGCGAACAAGCTGAGGCGATTATTCGGGAACAGGTGGTTTCGACGATCTTCCAGGACGCGCCGAAGCAATCGACCTTCCTCTCGATGGCGCGGAAGCTGTCGAACATGACGAGTGACAAGACGCGAATCAGGGTGCTTGACTTTCTGCCGACCGCGTACTGGGTGGACGGCGATACGGGGTTCAAGCAGCTTAGCGAACAGGCGTGGGACAACGTGTATATTAACGCCGGGGAACTGGCCGTAATCGTCCCGATTCCCGAGGCGGTGTTAAACGACGCGGAGTATGACATCTTTGGCGAGGTAACCCCGCGCGTGAACGAAGCGATCGGTCGCAAGGTAGACGAGGCCACGATCTTCGGCATCAACCGGCCCCCGGACTGGCGCGCTGACATTATCACGTCCGCGCGGCAGGCGGGCAACAATGTCGCGCTGACGGAGGATCTCTACAAAGACATTTTCGGCGTAGACGGTGTGTGGGACAAGATCGAGAGCGCGGGATATGCGGTCACGGGCGCAATCGCGAAACCGGGATTCCGGGCGAAACTTCGCGACATCCGCAACGAAATAAACGCGCCGGTGTTTTTGCCTAACCTGCAGGCGACGGGGCAGTACACGCTTGACGGCACAGCGATCACTTTCCCGGACAACGGCGGGTTCGCCGGCACGGCTGACCTCATCGTCGGCGACTGGAGCAAGGCCGTATACGCGATCCGGCAGGACATTACGGTCAAGATACTGACCGAGGGCGTGATCCAGGACCCGACAACGAAGGAGATTGTGTACAACCTCGCGCAGCAGGATATGGTTGCCTTGCGCGTGGTATTCCGCATGGGTTGGGCTCTGCCGAACCCCGCGACGCAACTTGATACGGGCCGCGTGAAGTGCCCGTTCGCATATCTCGAAAGCGCTTCGCCGCTGACTACGCAAACTGTGACCTTCACGGTGCAGGACGGTGAGACGGCTAACGTGGAGAACGCGAAGGTCGAGATCGACGGTGTGCGGCTGCTGACTGCGGCGAACGGCACGGCGGTGTTTAACCTTCGCGCTGGCACGTACGCCTACAAGGCGAGCAAGAAGGGCTACGTTACAGCGCATGGCAGCGTGACGGTTACAAGCTCTAGTGTGTCCGAGGCTGTGACCTTGAACGCGATTTCTTAAGGGGTGACGATATGGCGAGTAAAACGGTTATTGAAGCAATCGACGGACTGACAAACAAAGCAAGTCCGAGTGCGAGTGTAGCAGACGCGATCGACGGCCTTGACGGGTTGGTCGTATCCGATGGTGCGGAGGCAATATCCAACGCGCTTAAGCCAGACGGCGCGATCGCGGAAGCGATCGGAGATGCCATAGACGCGGAACTAGACGACACCCCCGCGAGCGAGGGCAAAATAATCCTTGCCGCGCGCGATGAGGCGGGAGCGGCGATCGATGCTGGGCTAGAGGGCGAAGGCAGTATTGCAGAGGCAATAGAAACCGCTATAAGCGGTATCGCTGCGCCGTACGCGAAAGCGGAAAGCACAGCGACCGAAATAGCGGATCTGGTTGACGATTTTAACGCACTTTTGACTGCGCTTGAAACGGCGGGTGTAATTACGCTTCCGAGCGAAGGATAACATGAGGAGGGGGTAGCGGTGGCGGCGTATGTGGATTGGGAATTTTACGCCAACGAATACAGCGGCATAGTGTTGTCGGAGGCAGATTTTCCACGATTAGCGAAACGCGCGAGCGAAGAGATTGATTATATGACCTTTAACCGCGCGCAATGTGCCGAAGGAGCACACTTGACGGCTGTTAAAATGGCAACATGCGCCGTCGCCGAGACCCTGCACACGATTGAACAAAGCGGCGGCGTAACGGCAGCGGGCATCACAAGCGAGCGCGTGGGTGGACATAGCGTGACATACGCAGACGCAAGCAAAACCACGCACGACCGGGGTGTGCTGATGCTGAACGCCGCATGCAGGCATTTGGAGTGGACAGGACTACTTTACGCGGGGATAGATTGATGCGTACAAACACAAGCGCGACTTTGTACAATCGCTATCGGGGCGCGGACGGCATCGAGTTTCGGCGCGCGCACATCCCGGCAGTGCAGTGGGAACCGCGCAAGGGCGCGAACATACTGGACAGCGGGTTAACGTCAGCGGACGCGTTACGAGTGTATATCCCGCATGGTGCGAACGTAGCGGGCAAAAGCTACGTTGATCCTCTGGCCTACGCGGCCAAGACACCCGCGAAGGTCGGTGGATACTGGACACTAAGCGAGGGCGAGGACTACATCGTACGCGGGGACGTGTGGCCGAACAAGCAAGTGCTGACCGAAGCTGAAATGTCGCAGCTAAAGGCGAGCGTACACGAGTGCTTTAAAATCACGACGGTCGATTGTAAGCGCTTTGGCAGCCCGCGCATGTGGCACTGGGAGGTGGGTGCGCGGTGAGCATCGTAATCAAGACCCCGCGCGGGAGTATAACGACGGTGCAAACGCCTGCCGGTGCGGTAACAGCGCAACTCGAATGGAACCCGGGCTTTGGCGCGGAGAAAACCGGGCACTTTAATGCAGCGCAACGGTTTGTAGATTCTGAGGTTTTGCGGCGCGGCGACAAGTATGTCCCGTTTCGTACGGGTGTATTACGGACTTCGGGCGTGCTTGGGACTGTTGTCGGCAGCGGCGAGGTGGCGTATATCGCGCTGTATGCAGCAAGGCAGTATTACAGGACAGCGAAAACGCGCAGTTATGACCCGCTACGCGGGGCGTACTGGTTTGAGCGCATGAAAACGGCCGAGGGCGCCATTATTTTAGTTGGCGCACGAAGAATCGCGGGAGGTGGAAGATGAGCGCAATCGAGTATTTCCGGGACCTGCTTACGCAGTTTGACGGGATACAGGCGAGCGACGACATCACGATCGACATCGCGGGCATGCGCCCGACGCAGTACGCGCTACGCACAGAACCGGCCCAGCAGGTGCTGCGACGCTATAAAGGCAGCGCGGCGGTGCGTATGTATGCTGTTGCGCTAGAAGGCGTCTGTCCGACGCTGAGCGACGCTGAACGCATGCAGAATAATGCGCGGTACGAAGAGCTTGCGCGGTGGCTGGACGCACAAACCAAAAGCCGTAAACTGCCACAGATGGACGGTATGCGTGTTTTGAAGGTCGAGGCGACTGGCGGCGCGTACCTTGCGCGACTGGACGAGGACGGCGACACGGGCGCGTATATCATGCGTATTGAACTGACCTATTATGGGGACTCATTTTGACGAGGAGGTAAAAAAACTATGCTTTTAGGAGCTTTCATGGCGAGCATCCCGGCGCCGGTGCCGGAGTACGATGGCATCACCACGACAGACGACTATATTTTTGCGATAAACACGGCGGGAATCGGCGGCGACGTGGACACGTTCGCGGTATCGCAAACTGCTGTAGAGGGGATCGACGCGCAAATGGGCGCGGCGGTGAGTGACAAACAATATCTGCGGGCGGGCATGTCGTCCACGAAAACGGGCACACAGCGAACGTTCAAGGTGACAGGTGACAGGTACATTGGCGACGACTTCCAGGACTTCGTTTTCTCGCACGACATCAAATACGGCGTCGGACAGGCGGTCACGGTCGAGTACGTGTGGTTCTGTCTGTTGAACGGGCGCGGTGAAAAGGGCAAGGCCGCGATCATCGTGAACAGTGACGGCTCTGGTACCGCGGGTAACACGGCGTCGATCGATGTTGATTTCAGGAAAACGGGTGACGCGCCTGAGCCCTTTGTTTACGAACCGACGAGCCTGCCGCTTGAGCCCTTGACGGTGGTAAGCGTCCCTGGGGCGATGGCTGGCGAAACGTCACTGTACGTAAACCCTCCATTATCGGGCGGGAATTCGTATGTGGTGTCAACAGGTGCTGCAGTGTCGCTGCCTAACCTTGACGAAGTGCTGGATGAGGGTTGGGATGCTTGGAATGGCACGGACGACATCGAAGCAACCGACGGCCATCAGATAGCGGTCGTAGAGATAGACATAGACGGCAAGGCGAAAAAGGGCGGCAAAGCGACGGTGTACGCGAACACCGGCGATTAAGCATACGGAGGGTAGACGATGAGCGCGGACAAGATTTTCAGGTACGGCGAGCTGGAAGCAAAATTTGACGTTTCGGACTTCGCGGCGATGGAACGCGCAGAAACAGCGTTCGCGGAGCTGTCGGCACTGCCGGCAGCGATCGCAAAAGTCGACGGAAATGTCCAGAAACTGAAAACCACGTTTTACGCGTACACGGGCGCGCTTGAAACGATACTCGGTGACGAGGACGCGGCTAACAAGGCGCTCGGTAAAAGCACAAGTCTGGACGAGGCAACCGACGCTCTTTTCGCGCTCATCGACTTCATCCGCGCACAGGACAAGGCGATCGCGGCACGCTGGGAGACGCTTGCACGTAAGTATTCCCCGGTTGCACGGCGCGGGAAAAAATGATAGCGTTGTATGAGGGGCTGCCCGAAACCGTTGAAGTGCAGGGTGGGGCCTACTCGATATGGACAGATTTTCGTGACTGGATCGCGTTTGAGATGATGCTACTGGACGACGATGTAACGGACTTGGAAAAACTTAGTTTGATGTTAGGATGGTACAAGGCCGAGATCCCGCAGGACGCGCAGGCGGCGGTCGATGCGCTGCTGACGTTTTTCAATGGCGGCTCGGAACCGTCGCCCGTCGTGAGCGGAGATAGTAAGCGTGTGTACGATTATGCGCAGGATGCTGAACTTATTTATGCGGCGTTCCGCCAGGTGTATGGGATTGATCTTGCCGAGGATCCGCTGCACTGGTGGGCGTTTAGGGCGCTGATGTCGGGCATTCCCGAATCCACGCGCATGGCGGCGGTGATGGGCATACGCGCGGCGGACACGAGCGTAATGAGCGCGGCGGAGAAAAAGCACTACGCGCGGCTACAGAAGCTGTACGCGCTGAACCGCGAGCAGAAGCCGCAAACGGCAGCGGAACGCGACGCGGCGATGATAGCACGTGCTCGCGCGCGCAGAAAGGCGGTCGAAAAATGAGAAGGGTTACGGCGGTACTTGTTATAATGCTTGTTATTACTGGCCTTTTAGGGTGCGGCGCACAGGAAGCACAGGCTCCGCGCGCACCGCTCGCAAGCGGATTGTTAGCGGAGTATATCACTGAATCAATAGCGATATTGGATGCGCATCTTGACGATGGTATGGCCGAGAACACGTGTGATGAACGTATAAAAACAGCACAAGGGAAAATAGATACTTTGCCGAACACCTACGTAAGTATGCTGGCTAGCGCAGATACTTGGCGCGCACGCGTGTTGCTTGGCTGGTATTATTTAGATGGCGGCATCTATGACGAAGAAGCGATAGTTGCATGCAGGAACAACCTTGCGGATTTGGTGGGCCTACAACGACGATAGAAGCAAGCGAAGAAACAAACCGCTCTCGCTGGGGCGGTTTTTTCATGCGCGGAAGGGGGCGGCGGCATGGCCTACGACGGCACGATACGATTTGATACGCGGCTGGACGCGAGCGGTTTCGAGCAGGGCGCGAGCCGCATGGGCGATGTTGCAAAGGGCATGATCGCGTTCAAAATCATCGAAAAAGGGTTCCAGCTGATTGCGAACTCAGTTGACCGCGCGGTGGCGCGGTATGATACGCTCCAGCGATTCCCGCGCGTGCTTGAACTAATGGGCTTTTCTGCGAATGACGCGAGCGCGGCGACGCAGAAGCTCGCGGACGGCGTGGATGGCTTGCCAACAGCGCTGGATGACGTTGTAAGCACCGCACAACGGCTGACGGTGCTTACAGGGAACCTCGACACCGCTACGGATACGACGCTTGCCTTGAACAACGCGCTTTTGGCGAGCGGTAGCACGGCCACAGACGCCGCACGCGGTGCGGAAATGTACATCGCTATGCTATCGGCCGGCAAGGTCACAATGATGCGCTGGCGCACCCTACAAGAAACCATGGGCTATGCTTTGCAAAAGACGGCAGAGGCGTTCGGGTACGCCGGCGATAGCGCACAAACGCAGCTATACGAAGCGTTACGCGACGGGGATATTACGTTCTCCGATTTTAATGCGAAGCTGATCGAACTGAACGACGGCGTCGGTGGGTTCGCAGAGATGGCGAAAACCGCGAGCGGCGGTATTGGCACGGCGTTTATAAACCTAAAAACACGCGTCGCGGCTGGCGTCGCCGGCATAATCGAGGCATTTGACCGGGGGTTGTCACAAACCAGGTTCAAAAGCATCGAAGGCTTTATAGACGATCTTGGGAGAAACTTGAAAGACACTTTGCTGATGGTCGCGGGCGCGTTTGAGTTCATCGGGCGCAACATTGAATGGCTACTGCCGCTGTTGGTTAGTGTGGGCGCTACAATTACGGCGTGGAAGATCGGGAAAATACTCACCCCCATTATCGCGGGGTTTCAGACAGCGGCGCTTCAGGTCGCCCTGTATGCGGCCTCGGTTGGAGGCGCTATTACCGTTGACGCACTGCATACTGCCGGGCTGACCACGAAGGAAGTTATCGTCGGAGTGCTGACTGGCAAGATCGGCCTGGTCACAGCCGCGCAATGGCTTTGGAATACGGCGATGGCAGCTAACCCGATCGGCGCTGTGGTTGCCGCGGTTGTGGCGTTCGTTGGCGTGCTTGCCGTGCTCGCGGGGGCGTTGTCTACCGGCACGGAAGAAGATCGGAAGTTCAACGAGTCGCTGAAGGAATCGAAGGAACGCACCGACGAACTAACCGCGGCGACGGAAACGAACCGCGCGGAGCGCGAGAAACGTATTCGCGATTCGGGGCTTGAGGCTACGAAAACGCAGATTCTTGCCGATAAAATAAAAGCGCTCGCGGCAGTCGAGAACAAATCCGCGGAACAAAAACGGGCGCTGAAAACACAGGTTGATGAACTGAACAAACTAATGCCTGATCTTGGGTTAGCTGTTGATGGCGTGACCGGAAGTTTAAACCGCAACAACGAAGAGATAAGTATCGCAATCGGCTTGAAAAGGGACCTTGCTCAGGCGCAAGAGACTGAGAAGGCCATGATGGAAACCTTGGATGATCTAGCTGTAATCAGTGCGCGGCGGTTAGAAAATGATAATTTGCTGAAAGAAGCGAACATCCGACTTGAAAAAGAACAGGCTGAACTAAAAGAGAAATCTGTCCAAACGGCGCACCAGTCAATTACTGCGTGGCTTGACGCGAAGACGGCGGTAGACGCGCTTGAGGCAAGCAACATAAAACTGACGGAGAGCGAACAAAAGCTGCAAGCGGAATACGAGGAGCACTTACTAATTCTTGACGAGCTGAAGCAAAAAACTGTAGATGCTAACGTCGCCATGCTGGACGCCGAGGCCGAGGGGTATGCAGAACGCAAGGCCGCATTGGAAGGGTTCACAGCTTCTCAGCTCGAAGAGTACGAAAAGTATCGTAGTACCGTTACCAATGTTTTTAAACGCCTTAATAAGCCTGTGAAAATCTCGCTTGACGAGATGATTGAAAACCTAAAACAGAACAGGGCGCAGGTCAAAGAGTGGGCGGATGGGATTGAATATCTCATCAAACACGGTGTAGACCAGGGGATTATCCAACAGTTTATTGACGCTGGCCCCGAAGCGTCAGCAGCGGTTACATCGCTGGTTGACGATATGAAAAACAACGGCGGGAAAAAGCTTAAAGAACTTGAAACGGAGTTCACTTTAACGTCGGACGAAACAGTTGACGCTATGGCCAAAGTATACGGCAGTTCTCTGGTCCCCGACGCGGCTGCCGACATGATAAAAAACACTGCAGATGCCGGTAAGCAGGCCGTAAACAGCGCGAACTTTCAACAAATTGGGATTGACATGGGTGACGGTATCGCAGCAGGTGTGCGTGACAGGGCGCGCGTGGTGGCCAATATGGCAGCTAATATCGTTAGGACCGCACTTGCAGCAGCACGGGTAGCAGCGGGGGCGAGATCGAAGGCGCGGAAGTTCATCCCTCTTGGCGAGGACATCGACGAAGGAATCGCGGCCGGTATGGCAAAAGCGAAATTTACCCAAAAGGCGGCGTCGGACGTGGTTGCTACGGCCCACGCGACGATAGCGCAGACACAACAGCGCGCGGCGGGCGTGACGATTATCCGCGACACGCGTAGCGCACAGGCACAACCACAGGCCGCGCCGGTTTCGTATAACACAACGTGGGAGATCCACAGCCCGAAACGGCTGGGGTTGCGGGACTTGCGGCAGATGAGCATACTAGACCAGCAGCGGGCGAGATTGGGGGGCGCATATGGCTGATCAGAGGTTCGTGTTCCGTGATGGCACGCGCACACTTGAGCTGCCGAACATTGCGGATATTGTGGGGTTCGGCCTCCCCCCCGTCGAATTAGGCACGGTCGAACGCGGCTGGCGGCGTGACGGGCAGACGGTACAATGGACGCGCTACGATGCACGTCCTTTTAGCATACAATTTGACGTTGATGGTATGACCTACGAGGCCGCAGCATCCACACGACGGGCAATCCTTGCGTTCTTCGCAGGCAGGAGGCCGATATCGCTGGAGTGTACACGGTTTGACGGGCTCGTGCTGACGCTTACGGATATACATCTTGCAGCGCCAAGTGCCCATGTGATGCACCAAATTCCGTTCTTGCAGGAGACACTCCAATTTATTGCAGGAAACCCGTTTTTCACGCGCGCGATACCCATGAGCAGCGTTTTGCTGGAGGCTGCATTACTTGAGTGGCCAGACGCGGACGGACTGGAGTGGGTTGAGGACGGTATCGAGTTCTCGTCTGCGGAAGACGAGATCACGGTAAACAACAACGGCGACGTAGACGCGGACGCGCTCGTGCAGTTTATGGGGCCCGCGACAACACCGTACATCAAAAGTATGACGACTGGCACTTTAATAAAAGTAAACCGCGATCTAGGTGAGGACGACATACTTGAATACGATTCCGCGACGGGGCGCGTGGACATAATTGCAGCGGACGGATCGCGCAATAATGCGTACAATTTCCTTACGGACGACAGCGGAATACTGCGGTACGTACCCGGTGTGAACCAGCTTGAGTTTGGCAGCGCGGGCGGCGGCGGGCGTATACGAGCAGGAGGCACAGAGTATTATGCGAGTCTATAGCGCGGGATTTGTGCATCTGTATGACATCACGAACTGGCAAGCACTGGAAGAGGTCAGGCGGCACATTGGCAATAGCGTGCTAACGCTTGAGCTTTTGCCTGACAACCCCGCCGTACATTTTCTTCAGCGTAACGGTTTTCTTGTTCGCGAAGGTACGCCATATATCATCAAGCACATAATCCAGGACACAGAGCTTGTGACGGTAACCGCGCACGGCTGTCATGTGATGCTGGAACAGCGCATCACAGGCGGCGGTGCGACGAAAAACGAGAGGCTGACGAAGACCGGCAGCGCCGACACTGTTGTCAAACACTTCATCACGCAAAGCAAAGGCGACCTTCCTCTGGTATGCGCAGCATCCCGTGGAGGCGCGAGCATTAGCGACCAGACGCGACTAAAACCGCTCGGCGACGAGGTGGCGCGGATACTCTCTGGTGCGGGGCTGGGCGAGAAATTCACGCTTGACGCGACCGAGAAAAAAATTGTTTTTGACACATACGCGGGCGTGGACAGGACGCGCGGGAACGCAGGCGACAACCCGCCCGTGGTGTTTGACCTGGACTTCGGCAACATCGCAGAACCGCGCTATATTGAGGACGCGACGCAAGAGCAAAGCACTATATATGTTGGCGGCGCTGGAGAAGAAGACGAGCGCGAGATTGTGATTATCGGCGACGATGCCACGGGGCTTGATCGAGTTGAACGGTTCCGCGACGCGCGTGACGTTGTAGCGGGTGACACCGACACGCTGACCGAGCGCGGAGAGCAGGGACTTGTAGGTACGCAAGCGGCGGTTGATGTTGAAGCGCTGGCCGGTACGGGACTGGTGTACGGCACGGATTATGAGCTAGGCGACATTGTCACTTGCCGAGTACCACGGAAAAATTATACCGTGGACGGTGAATACTTTAATCCTGTAGATGAGATCGTTGAGGTAAACCAGCGCATAACAGAGGTTGTGATTACGCAGGAAGAGGACCGCGAACACGTTGACCTGCGGTTCGGGGACACGCCTGTTGCACCAACAACACTGCAATCGCTCCAGCGCGAGGTCGCGCAGCTAAAGTCGACCGAGGCGCCACCCGCTGCTGCTATCGATCTGTCAAACGTAGAACCAAGCACTATCAAACAAATAGTGGGAACAGGGCTTACTATGACAGGCGGTCTCGACGTCGGAGGATATGACCTTCAGAACTCATTAATAATAACCGGCAGCAACGGAAACGCTTACGAAACTTATCCGCAGGGGTTCTCGCATGCCACAATAAATGTTGATAACTACGCACAGGACAGCGGCGAAAATTTCCCCAAACAGTACGGCACGCTTTTGACCGTTAATCAGGAGCGTACGCGCATGTTTCAGTTACTATTCAACACTGCCGCTAGTGAGATTTTTACTAGGTCATATGTTTATACCAGCGGTTTTAGCCCGTGGCGACACCTTACATCTCCCAGACTTCTTTGGGGGCCGGGCAGTTGGAGTAACGGAGAACTAACAGTGCCGGATTCATCCAAATACAGCGTGTTTATTGTTGCGACTGATTTTGTGTCCATGTTTGTACATAAACTATCGGCAACAGAATTGATAGGTATCGGTGGATCATGCCGCACAGCAGACCAATACATCGCGGCGTTATCGGCATCGTACAGCGAAAACATATGGACATGGGGCAGCATTAAGCGTATGTATCACAAAGAAAGCACCACGCACGATTCATTAGTTGATATTACTGTTACTAATATTTATGGTATTGCGTGAACGGGGGCAATAACATGTTA